GGAAATCCTGTCGTACCTGCAACAGGAGATTCAGATGGAAGATGGGAAATCAAGTATCCCCCAGAGATCGATCAGAATTTCAAAACAGGAGATATGATGTTTGCAACTGGTTCTAGGTATATTGACCTGTGGTCGGATAATTGGAGACTTGATCCTGCAAATTTATTAAATCTTATACCAGCGGCAGCTAGGGCATCTGGTGCTGGACCAGCAACATTAGTAGGAGCATTTGGTTTAGATTCTAGTGCATCCAGTTGGCAAGGAAATCTATTATCTAATTTACGTTATGGACCTTTAACGTTCAGTGAGCCTAAAGAAAGTAAATTATTTGTAGGAGCTTCAGTAAAAAATATAATAAAGTCTCCCGCCACAGGACGAGATTATGCTAATTCTTTCGTAGCTAGAACTGGCGGAAATGTAGTTACTTATAGTGATGCAAACCTGTTACGGGTGAGAGAAACCATCGAACTTCTAAATGACGGTGATGCATTAGTTCTTCCTGCTGGAACTTATGGGTGGGACGGATATGGATGGCATGGCAATACACTGTGGGCATCCTCAATTGGCCAGGAGTATCAGGAAGCCAGTAAACAAGTCGCTGTTGTAGGTGAGACTAATAATCCAAATGATGTTCAGATTAATCCTAGGGGACGAGCCGAAGGTTTTTTCGATGGAAAAACTGGAGACAATGCTTTAGCATTCTTACATTTTAAAACTAACTCGAACTGGGGCGGGGCGCGGTATGGCATAATATCACATCAAAACGATAATGTTCCTTCTAATGTTCCCGTTAATGCTCATATGTTTAGATGTGTTATTGACTGCGACGGCGATGCTTTCGGATTTAATTACCATGGAGTAAGTAAAAAAATATCTGGAAAATATCTAATTGAAGAAAATTTATTCTATAATTATAGTAGTTGGTACAGTGGGGAATACGCTTCTTCGTCGAGAGACTATGATAGAACTATTATAGCAAAAAATAATACATTTCAGAAAGATGCTGGCAGTTTCTTCAATGCTTCTGCACTACCACCTGTGCTTTATGCTCCAGTTCGTGCGGGATTTGCTAGGAAAGGCGAAACTAATCTTGGCGAAACATTTGGAATCAATAATCCTTTAAACGACCAGTATCATTCTGGCGCTATCGCAGGAAAAAATCTAAGATATATAAAAGATTTCATGTTCCACGATAGCATAAAATATGATTCGAATTTCATTATTGACTCCGCACCAACAACAGATAGCAATACTATATTAAACATCAGCCAATCTAACGCAGGCGGAAATACTATTTCATATAGGGCGGATGGAAATCTAAGAATAGGCGCGGATGACATTCTAATAAATTCTACACTCGCGCCAGTGAACGATTGGCAACACATTTCTTTCAATTATGATGGTAAAAAATTAATAACTTATATTGATGGAAATATAGCAGATTCTTCAGGCACTATTAGCAATCTTAACATTAATAATTTATCATTGGCTACATTTGATATTGGCAAAGACCTTCAATATGATATTATCACAGAAGCCTATACTGATGTAGACACAAATATATTCTTAAAAGAATTTATTGTTACTAAGGGTGCAAAACGTTCAAATGGACTGCTTTCAGGCTTTTCATCTGGTCCATTAATTGCAGATCCTTCAAATGGAGCTTTATTTGATAGGTCACTCACTATAAACGGTCTCAAACTTGTTGCCGCAGGTAATGTTGGCGGACAAGATAGTGTTCCAGACGAATGGGTTAAAAAGACCGCTAAAGTAGTAGAACTATTAACAGACATAAATGCTCCTGGAATTGATTCTGCTAGTATGTACAAACTAATTTCAACTTTAGCGGGCGATTCTGGTCCTCATATTGGAGTACCTGCTGCACAAAGAATTGCTTATGGTTCAGGCGATAGTTATTCGCCAAACTTTTTGCTAGATGCAAATATAGCTTCATACTCAGGATATCAACTGTTCTTAGATAGCCATATGGTCGATGATATGGTCTGGTATAGAATGAATTCTGGCGGCTATGTAAGTGACAGTGGAGACAAAGATATAGGCGAAGTTATGGAACACTTATTTCATACAATTCATCAATTTGGTATTCCTGGTGCAGTAAATGGTTCAGATTCCGACATAAATTTACAAGCGGAAAATAACTCGAATTATCAAACAACAAAAATACATCTTGCAATGGCAGAAGCTATTAATGGTGGATATTATGATCCTTCAGGTTACGCATCTACTTGGAATAGTGATCCTGGAAAAGCTCAACTTGCATATAAAGAATACATGTATTTGTTGAATTGGGGTATGTGGGACATGGCAGGCTTCTGGGCAGATAGTAGTCTTGCTCCAGAATGGCATGATGATTTGAGAGATTCGTCTGGTATTTTGTCGAGAAATCCATTAGGATATTCTTTGTTTAATACATATTTTAAACCAGTTCTAAGTAAGCCAGATTTTGCAACACTAAGAAATATTTTTCAGGATAACGACAGCGGCGTATCTGGATATGTCTCAGGTTCTCCCGAAAACTTAGGTAAAAAGTTTCCAAATACCATTACTTTGCCTATAGTAGATCAAGTTATATCTTCAAAAGATTATCTATTCACGGCATCAGATTTATCTGCTCCTTATGGAATAGATTATAGCCCATATACTGGAGATGTAAAGTCTTGGAGAAGAATAGAGAAATCAAATCCAGCAGTAGATAGTTATGAAATAGATAATTTGACTGCCTTTGGAGGAACAATGGCTAATGTTAATCTGGTGTATGATAGTAATTATAGACCGTTACCATATTTCGACTTTAAATATGAATCTGATGGTACTTTAACAGATACTTTAAAATCTCCTCTTATGATAGAGTCTGACGGTAGTTATGGAGGTACTATCAATAGTGTACAACATACACAATTGATAACAGCAGCTCCTGAAGTAGCCTTCAGCAGACCTAATTTTATAGTGAGATTAAAAGATTCTGATGATTTAGGAGATATTATCAATTGGTCATATAAAATTAATCATTTTCCAAATGCCGTACTGAGGATTGGACATGATAGTAATAATACACTATTTTATTTAAAAGCATATGATATTTCAGAGTCTAATATGGATAAAGAAGCGAATATTATGTTTACAGGAAAACATGTAGATTCCGCAAATGATTATCCTCATGTTGTAAGTTTATCAAGATCACAAGATTCTTTTGGTATAGATATGAGAATTAGTGTTATATACAGTGGTCTAACAGGTTTAGGAATTACTTGGTTAGATGATCCTCAGCTAATAAAGTGGATTACTATAGATAGTGTTCCATCGGGCTTCGATTCAAATAGTTTAATATATGATGCTCTTCCAGATAATAAAGGAGGTATCATATAATGCCTGTTGAAGGAAATATATATTATAACACTGCTAGTCAAAAAATTCTTAGATATGTTGACGGCTCTTATATTACTGAAGGCGCGGTCAATGAAAATGTAGATAGTGTTCGCCCCGATCCTTTTGGTGGATTCGTACTAATATTTGATTCTGCCTTTGATATGACATTAGATGCAATGTCTCCTATTATTAGTGGCGCTGCACAAGATTCCGACGGTAATAATATAACATGGACATGCACATCTCTCACGTATGGCAGCAAAGGCAAAGATAAAGACATAATTAAAATTATAGGCTCATCGCCTGAATTTAATGTATCATCAACGCTAGACTTAACAGATTCTACTTCGACAATGATTTCATTGTCTTCCTCAAATTATATTAAAGTTACAGGCAAAATATCATCGCCGACACAGATTCCTAAATTCAATTATTATGATTCTTCATATTTATTTGACGGTGACGTAGATAAAAGATCATTATCTATGATTCTTCAATATAATGTTGATGCTGTCTATGTCATAGAAACTACCTCTGATAAAATATTAAGTTTAGTTGGCATAGGATCACCAGACGTAAAATTTAAAAAATCAAGTTTAACAGAATATGATGCTGATGCTCAAGGATTTTCATTTAAGGACAGCGGCAGATTAATGTTTATCGCAGGAAATACTACAGATGATGTTGCAAAATATACTTTACCTGCAAAGTTTGATACAATTAACTTTGATTCTGTAGCAGACCAGACTTTTACTGTCAATAGTAGATTAGATTATTCTAATGGAAAAGCCATAAACTCTTCTATTCAAACTGATTTAGATTTTAATGACTCTGGTAACAGAATGTTATTGGCTGATAAAGCGCATAATAAAATATATCAATATAATTTAGCTACACCATTCGATCTAAACTCTGCGGAATACATTTCACATTATCATGAATCTGATGGAATTCCAATGGGAACTACTCCATATCAACGCACTAATATGAGAACGGCAACCAATTTTGATAACGTCTATGATCCCACAAATACCGCAAATCCTGAACGGGCATTAATTTTTGGTGGTTATGGAGGCAGCTTTGGAAATGTTTGGGGAGAAGCCTATAAGACACACATGTCTAATGATGGGCTTCACTATTACATTATGAATGGTGAAAAGATATTCGAACATAGTTTATCGCAACCATTCAATATGCATACCTTAAATAAAACACCAAGAGAATTGTCCCTACGACACACATTTACTCATAATCAGAAAAGGTTTGATGGCACTACTTATGCTGTGGGCACACGCCCGAGGATTCAAATGTTGGGCCGATTTAGGTGGAGGAGTGTTACTAGAACAACTTACCAATATTTTGGATTAACAGATGATTTTGGAAATAACGCACAATTCACACAGCATTTTCAGCTATCATTAAATCCTAGTAACCTTCGAACAAATGGCGGATATAGACTAGGAGGATATCTTGACTGGACCGCAGGTTATAAATTTGGCGTTGTTAATGGTGTTTTTGTTGTTACTGAAAGAAACTATAGTGGACCTAGATGGGTATATTATATTCACACAACATTTCCTCAAGGATTTACTTTTTCAAACGATGGCACAAAATTGTTTGTTATCTGGGGATTAGCATATGACCGTGGTCCTATTATACAATACGAACTTTCGACAGCCTGGGATATATCCACCGCTACAATATCCACTAGCATTCTACACAGTTTGGGCAAAGGTGCCCCAGCAACTGATAATGTTGTTAATCCTAAAATTGAAGGTGCTTGGGGAATTCAATTAAATAATGATGGAACAGCACTCTTTATATGGGACAATCATTCGGATAAAGTCTATCGATACGATCTATCTACTCCTTATGACATATCAACAGCCTCAAATGATGCTGGTGTAATGAAAGATTGGACGGCGACTAGTAGTGTAAGCGTTGCAAACGTATCGCCAAATATGAATCACTTCATTTTTAATAACAATGGTTCTAAATTTTATCTTTCTAATTCTACTGTAACTAGACAATTTACAATGTCTACAAATTTTGATATAACAACAGCTACATTTGAAGTCGAATATCAAAATCTGAATTTATCTGATGGATCTGGTTTTACTATGCCTAGTCCAGAGAATAGGGTAATTCTTACTGAAGGTAGTAAAAAAATATCAAGTTATTCTTTAACTGCAAGTGCCGCAGCTAATAACGATAGTGCAGATTTAGGTAGTGCAGTACATACATATGAAAATAAATTTCTTGATTTGACGGGCATTATTCCATCAAATTCTTTAACTGGAGCTGTTATTGCTGACAAAGGAAGTACATTATATTTAAGTGAGAATAGCACAAATACAATATCAAAACTAACTCTATCTGATTCAAACGAAATTTATAGTGCTAGTTTTGACTCAGCTTTTTCTACAGGAATGAATTTAGTTGAAGGAATGGGATTAACTCATGATGAAACTAAAATGTATATTGTAGGTAAAAATACATTGTTTCCAGAAATGCGAGTACAAGAATTTGTTCTTAATAATAGTCCTGGTAATTTTAAAACCACTTCTTGGAATTCAGATAGATTTAATCTAAGTGGAAATTATAACCAATCACCTAAAGATATTAAATTCAAAGATTCTGGCAATGAATTTTATGTATTGGGTAAAAAAGATGGTGGCACAGGCAAATCTATAGATACATATACAACTAGAAATAATTTCAGTGTAAAACCTATATAAATATAAATATCAGACAAGTTCGATAGGATAAACTATGGCATCAAGTCCACCAACCACAAGAGATCAATTGATCGATTATTGCAAGCGCAGATTAGGCGAGCCTGTGATAGAGGTAAATGTTGCTCTTGAACAGATAGAGGATCGTATTGATGACGCCCTTGAATTCTATCAGGAATTTCACGCAGATGCAACTATAAGAACATATTTAAAGCATTCGGTAACAGCAGCGGATGTTACAAATAAATATATTGCAGTTCCTTCAAGTGTTATTTACCTCACTAAGCTTTTCCCAATAATAACATCTGGTAACAGTACAAACATGTTTGATATTAAGTATCAAATGATGTTAAACGATGTTGCTGATATGGGTACCTTTATTGGTGATCTTATGTATTATGAACAAATGCAACAGCATCTCGCATTAATTGATCAAAAATTAAACGGAGTGCCTCAAGTAACTTTTGCTAGGCGTTCAAATAAACTTTATATTCACGGCGAATGGCAAGACGGAGATATTAAAGTTGGAGATTTTCTTGTTTTTGAAGTATATCAAATACTTGATCCTGACACAAATGTTTCCATTTATAACGATAGATTTATAAAAGCATATTCTACTGCATTAATTAAGAGACAGTGGGGAGCAAATCTTATTAAGTTTGAAGGCATGCAAATGCCTGGTGGTGTAATGCTCAATGGTAGACAAATCTTTGATGATGCCGTAAGCGATATCGAAGCTATGGAAGAAAAGATGAGATTAGAGCAAGAAATGCCACCAGATTTCTTTGTAGGGTAACTAATAAAAATGGCAACAAATTTATACTTTTCACACAAAGTTTCTAGTGAACAAAGTCTATATGAAGATATCATCATAGAATCTCTAAAGATGTATGGTCAGGACGTCTATTATTTACCTAGAACTATTGTAAACGAAAATAAAGTTTTTGGTGAAGATGTTCCTTCAGCATTTAATTCTTCATATAAAATTGAAATGTATATAGAAAACATTGAAGGATTTGATGGAGAAGGTGATCTATTCACAAAATTTGGAGTTGAGATTCGTGATGCAGCTACATTTATAGTATCTCGTAGGCGTTGGACTGGATTAGTTGGTCAACAAAGTAATGATATTGCTGCACTCGAAAGACCTTCTGAAGGTGATATAATCTATTTACCTCTTTCAAAATCTATGTTTCAAATTATGCATGTTGAACATGAATCGCCTTTTTATGCTTTAAGTAATCTGCCCACATATTCTCTTAGATGTGAGCTATTCGAATATAACGATGAAAATTTTGCAACTTCGAATACTGAAATAGATAGTGTAGAGGATGGTTCTTACACATATGAAGTTACACTTAATTTGCCAAAAGCAGCAAAAGCCTCTGCCGGCGTTGGAGTATCATAATGGCTAGTGGTAGAATTCAGTATATTACGTTATTAGATAGTGGTCAACTTTACGGTGATAGCGCACCTAGTGTAATTATAAGTAGACCGACTAGCCCAATAAGACATTCGGCAGCTACATCAATCATAGATAGTTATGGTCAAGTAAGTGGATTCACAATAACCGATTCAGGATCACATTATATTAATATCCCAAGTGTGACAATAACAGGAACAATAGATTCTAGTAATAAGTTAGCTTTAGCTACAGCGGTTTTAAGTTCTACTGATAGCGACAGACTTTCTAATATTATTATTAATAATGGTGGAAAATTCTATACTGGTGTTCCTACTGTGTCGTTTTCCTTACCTAGTAGTGCAAACAAAAACGCTCTGGCTACTGCAACAATTTCTTCCAATAAAGTTTCAGGAATTGCAGTTACCGATGTTGGAAAGTTCTATACTAGTGTACCAAGTGTAACAATATCATCTCCAAGCGATACCGGCAAGCTTGCATTAGCTAGTGCCGCAATAAATACTGGGCGTGTTAGTGTAATAACAATGGCACTAGCAGGCAAATTTTACACAAGTGTTCCATCTGTAACAATTTCTACACCTGATAGTGGAGATAGTGGTGCTTCAGCAACAGCTATAGTAGATTCCAATTTTTCAATTAGTGGCATTATATTAACTGATTCTGGACAGGGTTATTATACTGTTCCTTCAGTTAGTATTGGTATTCCATTAGGAACCGCAGACTCTCACCGAGCAACCGCAACATCACTTTTAGATTCTTTTCATCAAGTAAGTATTATAAATCTTACAGATTCTGGAAATGGATATGATGCTATTCCTACAGTTACTATTTCCAGTTCTTCAGGAACTGCGGATTCTCATAAGGCTTTAGGAACTGCGGTTATTCTAAGAAATAGACTATATGCTATAAATCTTACAGATTCTGGGCATGGATATACTAGTACGCCTACAGTTACTATATCGGCACCTACAGGTTTACCTAGTGCATTTACTGCATCAGCTTCTGCTATTATGGATAGTGATGATAGTAATAATAGCGTGGGCAGTATAAATATTATAGATTCTGGAAATTTTTATGCATCTGCGCCATTAGTAACATTAGATTCTAGTACAGGCACAGCAGCAAATTTTCAAGCAACTGCTGTTTCAGGAATTTCTGGTGGCGAAGTATTCATACTTGCTATAACAAATAGAGGAAAATATTATGCCTTCGACAGCGCCGCTGTACCGCCACTTGTTACAATAGCTAGTCCAGGGACAATAATCTTTACAAAGGGCGAGACAATCTCTCATAAATTACCAACCACTACACTTAGAGGTGAAGTATCGAATTATAGGGCAGATAGCGGAGTGTTGTCATTAATTCATGTTGGAGCAGACGATGGACTTTATCATCAATTTGCCGTTCAAACAGATTCTGATATTGTAGGATCAAGTGGTGTAAAGTGTGGTATTAAATCGTTTGTTGAAAATAATAAGATTTCGAATAATGAGCAAAATGATATATTTGAAGCGGCTTCCACTAATGTTGATCTAAACTTTTTGGATTTCTCTGAGACTAATCCATTCGGCGATCCAGGAGACGAATAATGTTTGGTACATATTTTTACCATGAACGAATTAGAAAGACTGTTGCAATCTTTGGAACTATGTTTAACGACATATACGTTTTAAGGAAAAATGCTAGTGGTAAGGTTATGAGTCAGGTAAAGGTGCCGCTTTCATACGCACCTAAAGAAAAATATCTAGAAAGAATTAGACAGAATCCAAATCTAGATACTGACACTAAAGTTTCTATAAAGTTACCTAGAATGTCTTTTGAAATAGTATCAATGCAATATAATTCAGAACGCAAATTGCCTAAGATGAATAGGTTCGACAAGACTTTAACAAACAGTAATAAAAATAAATTCTTTTCACCTGCACCTTATGACATTGCATTTCAATTGAATATATACGCAAAAACGCAAGATGATGCTTTACAGATGGTAGAGCAAATAATTCCATATTTTAATCCACACTATACAATTACTATGAAACCTTTTTCTACATTAGCTAGTGATATTAGAGAGGATATACCCATAACGCTTAATAGTATATCATTTTCAGACGATTTTGAAGGCTCTTTAGAGACACGAAGGACTATTATTTACACTTTAGATTTTACAATGTTAGCTAATTTTTACGGCGCTATTTCTGATGGTCCAGTAATTCGTAAAACTGTTACTGATTTACATACTTTACTTAAAGGCGATTCTAGTGATCCTCAATTTGCAAGATATACGATTGATCCAGATCCATTAGCGTTAGTGCCGCCATTAGGTGATAGTGACTTCGGATTTACAACGACTATAGAAGAAGTGTTTGACTCAGGTTAAGGAAATAAAATGATTGACTCAGATAATGAACAAGATGATTTGGAATTTACAAGACGGACTTATTATGACTTAATTAATAAGGGTCAAGAGTCCCTAGATGAAATGATGAATATTGCTTCCGCATTAGAACATCCTAGGGCATTTGAAGTCGTGGCTACACTCATAAAAAATACATCAGATGTAAATGATAAACTTATTGATTTACATAAGAAGAAAAGAGAATTGGCTGTTAAATTAGAAAAGCCCGCCGATGCTGGAACAACCAACAATCTTTTTGTTGGCTCAACTACAGATTTGCAAAGAATGTTACATGATATGGTACCAGTAAATACATTAAATGTAGTCGAAGATAATGATAATGTGATAGAGTTTAAAAAAGATGATAATGAACCAACAACCTAATACCTATCTCGGCAATCCTAATGTAAAACGTGATGGTGTAGTTCAAGAATGGACAAATGCTGCTGTTAAGGAATATGCTAAGTGTATGCATGATGCAGCATACTTTGCTAAGACTTACTGTAAGATTATATCACTTGATAAAGGTCTTGTCAACTTTAATTTGTATCCATACCAAGAAAAAATGTTCGAGTCTTTTAATGACAACAGATTTTCAATAGTTTTGGCTTGTAGACAGAGTGGCAAATCAATTTCATCTGTCGCGTATCTTCTTTGGTTTGCTCTATTTCATAGTGAAAAGACTATTGCAGTCATGGCAAATAAAGGTGCTACTGCGAGAGAAATGCTTGGTCGCATTACTTTGATGCTTGAAAACTTACCATTCTTTTTACAGCCAGGATGTAAAGCACTCAACAAAGGATCAATAGAATTTAGTAATAACTCAAGAATTGTAGCTGCGGCAACATCAGGTTCATCTATTCGTGGTATGTCTGTTAACCTTCTTTATCTTGACGAATTTGCATTTGTTGAAAGAGCTAATGAATTTTATACTTCCACGTATCCTGTCGTTTCTTCTGGTAAAGATACTAAAATTATTATTACATCGACTGCTAATGGCATTGGCAATATCTTTCATAAGATATGGGAAGGCTCAGTACAAGGTACAAATGAGTTTAAATCATTTCGTGTTGATTGGTGGGACGTGCCTGGCAGAGATGAAAATTGGAAAAACTCTACTATATCCAATACTTCACAGTTGCAATTTGATCAAGAATTTGGTAACACGTTTATAGGCACAGGTGATACGCTTATAGGTGTTGAAACGTTACTGGGATTAAAAATGAAAGATCCTATAGAAACCACTGGTGATAGTGTTAGAATATATGAACGTCCTAAAGAAGGTCACACTTACACTTGTTTAGTAGATGTTGCACAAGGTAGGGGTAGAGATTATTCAACCTTTAATATAATTGATGTAAGTGACAATGTTTTTAGACAAGTTGCGGTATATCAAAACAATACTATATCTCCGTTGCTCTATCCTAATATTATATACAAGTATGCAAAAGTATATAATGATGCTATGGTAGTTGTAGAGTCAAATGATGCTGGAATGGTTGTGGCAAATGGATTATATCATGATTTAGAATATGAGAATATGTTTGTTGAATCTGTTGTCAAGGCAGATTCTATCGGGATTAGAATGAACCGTAAAGTAAAACGTATAGGATGTTCTTCATTTAAAGATTTGATAGAGACTAATAAGCTTGAAATATGTGATAGACAAACTATTTCCGAAATATCAACTTTCACTGCAAGAGGAAATTCTTGGGAAGCTACAGACGGTAATCATGACGATTTGGTAATGAATTTAGTTCTTTTAGGATATTTCGTTGGTACCACGTATTTTAATGAAATGACAGATATTAATATTAAAGATTTAATGTTCTCGCAGAGAATGCAAGAAATTGAAAATGATGTATTACCTTTTGGATTTATAGATGATGGTAGGTATGAACCCGCAGAAGTGCCTAATACCTGGCAGATACAGAAAGCAGCATCGTGGGATGAGTGGTGAAAACCAACATTATATAAATAAGAGTAATTGAACATAACCGTATTATGATAACATATAATTACATACTTGGAAAAGGAAAGAAACATGGCGTTATTCTCACCATCAGAGTCTCCTGCTGTCGTTGTCAAAGAAGTTGACCTAACCAATGGCGTTGCCAACGTACCTACATCTACAGGTGCATTTGTTGGCAATTTTAATTGGGGTCCTGCCGACGAACCGACTCGCGTAAATAACGAAGCTACACTTGTTAATACATTCGGTGCACCTAGCACCGCTAATACAGTAGACTTCCACTCAGCAGCATATTATTTAAGATACTCAGACGATCTATACATTGTCCGAGGAACAGATGCCAGTGCAGCAAATGCCTGGGATTCTGCCGCAGGAGTTTCAGCTCCTGTCATTAACAATCAAACACACTTCGATACACAAACATTCAATAATGATAGTCACACATTTATTGCTAAATTCCCAGGTAAGCTAGGAAATTCACTCGCGGTTTCAGTTTCAACAGCTGGAGATGCTGACTTTGCTAATTGGCCTTATGCAGCGCGTTTTGACGGCGCGCCACAAACTTCAACTTATGCAGCGGGCCTTGATTCCGCTCTTGCTACAGAAGCTAATAGTCTTATTAAAGATGAAGCGCATGTTGTAGTTTATGACGAAGATGGAGAAATTACAGGAACTAAAGGTCAAATTCTAGAAACTTTCCCATACGTTTCACTCGCACTTGGTGCTAAACGTTCAGACGGTGCTACAAACTTTATGAAAAATGTGATTAACAATCAATCGCAATATATTTACATGGCAGGTATGCCCACTGCAAAGTTTGGAACTAATGCTGGAACAGTAGCAGTAACAGCTTCAGATTATACTGCCGGTATCTCAGCAGATGTTAATGTAAGTTTGAAAGGTGGCGTAAGTACCACAACTCTCACAACTGGAAACATTGCAACTGGATTTGATAAATTTGAAGATCCTAATGCATTATCGATAGATTTCTTGATTGCACCACAATCATTAACTCCTGCATCAAATGTAACGATAGTTAATGATCTTGTAAATATTGCTGGACCAACTGTCCGAGCAGACTGTATGGTTATAGCATCCCCAGCTAAAAATGATGTAATTAGTGCAACACCAAATACATCTATTATTAGCGGTGTATCTGGATTTACTAGAAGTTCCTATCTTGCAGTAGATAACAATTATCTGAAAGTTTATGATAAGTATAATGATAATTATATCTTTATTCCAGCAGCTTCTTCCACTGCAGGAATTATGGCAGCAACAGATAATAATGCTGCACCATGGTTCTCACCAGCTGGAACTCGCAGAGGACAATATTTCGGCGTAACAAATCTATTGTATAGCCCAAGTAAAGCCGAGCGTGACTCACTGTATACTGCTGGCATTAATCCTATCGCAAACATTCCTGGTCAAGGTATTCTACTTTACGGCGATAAAACACACCTTGCAAGACCATCTGCATTTGATAGAATCAATGTTCGAAGATTGTTCCTTGTACTTGAAAGAGCTATTGCAGCGGCAGCACAAAACATTCTCTTTGAATTCAATGATGAATTTACAAGAGCAGAGTTTGTAAATGTTGTCGAACCCCTGCTTAGAGATGTTAAAGGTAGGAGAGGTATTACTGATTTTAAACTAGTATGTGATGGAACTAATAATACACCATTAATTATTGATACTAATCAGTTTGTTGCCACACTATTCATTAAACCCGCAAGATCAATCAACTTCATTACTTTAAACTTTACCGCGGTTCGTACCGGTGTTGCGTTTGAAGAAGTTGTTGGCACAGTAAGCTAAGGAGAGAAAAATGGCTATTTTAGGCGTAGATGACTTTAAAGCTAAGTTAAGAGGCGGTGGCGCAAGACCGAATCTTTTCAAAGCTACAATCAACTTTCCTGGTTATGCTGCCGGGGATGTTGAACTTACATCTTTCATGTGTAGAACTGCACAATTACCTGCTTCCAATCTCGGAATTATACCTATAAACTTTAGAGGTAGAATTTTGAATATGGCAGGGGATCGTACATTCAATCCATGGAGTGTTACTATCATTAATGATACTAACTTTGATGTAAGAAATGCAATGGAACGTTGGATGAACGGAATGAATTCACATTCTGCCAACACTGGTTTGACTAATCCTCAGGATTATCAAGCTGACCTTTTAATCGATCAACTAGATAAAGACGAAAGTGTTTTGAAACGTTATGAATTTAAAGGTTGTTTTCCAACACTTGTTAGCGAGATTGCAGTAGATTACGGAAGTAATGACCAAATTGAAGAATTCTCAGTAGAATTCCAAATTCAATATTGGCAGTCCTTAGGTACTACTACTTAATATCATATAAATACTTGAAAAGGTGAGGGGTTATGTCCCTCACCTCATTATAATTATTAGGAAAAAAATATGGCTGATGACACTAACTCCGTAAAACTTTTTGGCTTTGAGTTTAAAAGAGCTAAAAAAGGTGCGGCACAAGAGAAATTAAAATCTGTTATTGCTCCTCAGAGTGATGATGGCGCAGGCTATATAACCGCATCGGGAAGTCATTTTGGTCAATATGTAGATATTGATGGAGACAACACAAAAGATAACATAGGTCTAATTCAGAAGTATAGAGGTATCGCGACCCACCCAGAAGTTGATATGGCTATAGAAGATATTGTAAATGAAGCTATCGTTAATGATGGTGAAAATGATACAATCTCATTAAACTTAGATA